ATTTATTTATAGCATCTTTTCTTACTTTTATTTGAGCATTTTTAGCATCTATTTCGTCAATCGTAAGATTACCACTAATTATGTCTTTTTGAAAAATGCTTATTTCGTCTTCAAGTTTGCTAATCTGAGAGGGGGTAACTGTATTTGAAGAAGAAACACTTGGTTGTTGTATATTATTTATAAATGCACCTGTTGCAGTTTTATCTACAAAACCAGATACTGTATATGTTTTTGAAGGATTATAATCTTCTGTAAATACGTCAGAAAATTTTTGTTTATATAAATTATATGTATTTTCATCTGTTATTTTTACAGTTCTTGCAACAAGATTTTTACCATCATCAGGTAATGTAAAATCAAATTTTTTACTTTTTAATAAACTATATATAGTTGAAGGCACTTGTGCAGCATTAGTCATACCAGCAAGAAATTCTTTATTTTTTGGATCATATATAATTTTTAGTGCGTCAGGTCTTAGCTTTTCAGGAATAACATTTAAAGATGCAGTTATAGCATCACCAATATCGTTTTGTTTTTTTACTTCTAAGTTTTTATTTTTATATGTATATTCTAATAAAGTTTTAACAGATTCTTTTTTATTTTTATCTATTTCTTTTAAAAACTTTTGATATTGTAGAGCTAATGCATCATTTGATTTTTTATCTTCTTTAAATTGAGAAAACGCAAGTTGTTTTATAGCAAAGTCTCTAGCTTTCTTTTCTTTCTTTTTTGCTTTTGCAGCAACGCCACCTGCAGCAAGGGCAGTTCCAAATTGTTGTAATGGTGTTTCTCCAGGTTTCGGTGCTTCTAATAAAGAAGCACCGATAGCTAATGCAGCATCTGCCCATGCAGGAGTTTCTTCTTCAGGATCAACACCAAAAAATTTATTTACTTCTTGTACGGATTTCTCTGCTGATGGTTTATCTTTTAATCTATCTTCATATATTTGTTTTAAACTGTCATTATCGGTGCTTGTTAATTTATTTAATGCACCCATAATTTTACCAATATCTCCACTACCATCATATAAACCAGATAAATTACTATCAACATTTTCTTTATTATCTGTAGCAAGACTACTTATAAATTCATTAGGCTTTTCTTTAGCCTGTTTAAAAAGGTCAGATACGGCAACCCCTTTTGTATTATTTTCTAAACTTTTTTGACCTACTGCTTTTAAATCATTTTGATTTGTTTGGTTTATATTACTTTGTAAAAATCTAGATTTACCTGCTGTTTGAAACAAAGGGTTATTTTGAAAATTTAATAATCCAAAAGGTATGCCTGTTCTTCGTTGCATTATGTAAACCTTCCTGTGGTAAAGTCAAAAGAACCAAGTCCTTTTTTATTATCTGCAAAAGGTCTATATCCTAATTGTCCAGCTAACCCTAACCCTGTTGCAGCAACACCACCTATTTGAGAAAGTAACGAAGGAGTAGGTGCAGTTGTACTTGTTACTGTTTGCGAAGCTGTAGGAACACCTCTTAATATATCACTAAAGAAACCTAATCTTTGGAATGGCTCATAGGCTTGCTGTAGATCAGTTTGTCTTTGAGCATCGAGTAGGGCTTGAGCTTGACCTTGTTGTAAAGAACCAATACCTAATAAATTAGCAACGTCTTGTTGTTGTAATTGTTGTTTAAGACCACCTAATCCTGCTTGCTGTCCAGCTAATTGACCTAATAAACTTCTCTCTCTTATTTGTGCGTCAGCTAAATTTCTTGCTTGTTGCAAAGCAGACTCAAACCCTGCTGCTCTTAACTGACCTGCAGACTTGGCTTGTTGATCTAATATATCTCTTTGCAACCCTCCAGAAGCAATAGCTGCCCTAGATCCTCCGAATGCTCCTTGACCCACTTGCTGTCCAGCCAATCTATTTTGTGCGATTTGCCCTTGTTCTGCTATATCAGCTAATGTTGTATCAACTACTTGTTGAGTATAAGGATTAAAAAATTGAGCTATTCCTTCTGCACTAAATGTTTGATCAATAGATGGTCTACCTATAGCATCAGTAAGAGTTCTATCAGCAGAAGAAATAAAAGGTTCAAAAGCTCCTATGCCTTCTCTAGTTTTATCTATTGCTGCTTTTTGATCATCTGTAAAACCTGCTATCTGTATATCAGGTATATCTATTGCTGTTCCTGATTTTTGATATGCCGATTCTAATAATTTACGAGCATAATCTTCTAAAAAAGGGGCTTGTCTTTGTACTACGGTTTGTTCACTAGTTTGTGTTGCCATTATGCCATCCTCGCATTTTTATCTGCTCTTTTTTCAAAAGCTCTCATAATACCTTCCATAACTACAGCACCTTTATCAGGATTGTTTTGTCCTGTAGGGTCAGCTCCAGCTACTGATTTTCCTGTGTTTATAAATTCTGTATTCGAAACTCTTACAGGAATAGAATCACTTATTGGTGTTCCTGGACCTTTAATATAACCACCACCAGCAGCATTTAAAAACATTTGTCTACTAAGAATATTATTTAATAGAGCTTCATAATCAACATCTGCTAAAAACTTTTTAGGATCACTTGGTGGAGCTTGTTTTTCTTGTGCGAATAAAGCAGACTCTGGAGGTGGTGTTAATTCAGGTGGTAAATCAGGGTTTTCTCCTCTTGCTAATGCAGCATAATAATTATCGACTATTTGTTGTCTTGACATTCCTTCACCCTCAACAGGTAAAGGTTCAGCTAATTTAGCTAATTCTTTTCCTACTATTGGACTTAATCCTGCAGTAACAACTTGAGGTATAGTTGCTCCTGCACTACTTAAAAATGATGGAGCAGCAGATCCTATTGCATCTATTCCTGATTTTGCAGCAACTGTAAACGGACTACCTGAACCTATTGTTGAACCTACTGTAGGTACAGTTCCTCCACTAAACCCTGCTACGGCTTGGTCTATTTTAGGTGCTACATATTTTCCACCAACATAAGCAACACCAGCATTTATAAGAGCTTTATCTATTGGTTCACCTGCTGCTAATGATCCAAGACCAGATCCAATAGCACCACCTATTCCTGGAGCTATAATATTACCAACTATTGCACCAATCGTAGGAAGAAATCTTTTTAGTTTTTTAAAGAAAAATTCTGGCTGTCCAGTATTAGGATTTATAGAATTAAGAGCATTGCCAACAACATAACTCTCAGGTTGGTCTATACCAACTGCTCTCATTTGTTTAAATATATCTTCTTTTAATTTAGGATTACCCTCTAAAACTTCTTTAGGGATAACTGTTTCGCCTTCGGCAGCATGAACAATATAAGTGTCCTCAAACCGACCTAAACTTGCTAATCCTCTAGCTTGGTTTTCATACGGAGCAATCATGATCATACCATAACTTATAATACTTCATTTTACAATCCTTTTATCTAAATTCTCGTTATCGCACTTGTTGTTATTCTTGTTTTAGATAAATCTTGAATACTTGCTACAACATGCAATCTATCAGCGTGACCAGCTTGCACCTGTAAAACTTCTGCACTTTTTAAAATTAAAGGGTTTGACAAAAGTTCAACGGTTGTTTTAGCAGCAACATCTTTCTCTTTAAATAAACTAAATGTATGTGCTGTTACAGCACCTGATGAATTAAGTCCATCACCAACAAGGTTTACTGTAATAGTTGATGCGTTAGATGTGTTAGAGTTAGATACTAAAATAGAATCTATTAAAACAGCGTTAAAATCGGCATCACTAGGAACTGTAAATAAGGTTGTTGCACTTGTTCCAGTTAAATCTATTTTTGCATTTGTAATACCTTGAATATATTGAGGAATACTAGTGATTAACATTAACGTCTACCATCCTCTCTTATATCAATTCTTGGTGTTCCTAATTTATATTTTGTTCCTAGTGATGTAGAATCTATTCTTAATGCAAAAGATCTTCCTCGTAAACGATAATTTAATTTTTCTGTAAATTGTTCTACAGGACTTGTTGCAGTTCTAGTTGTTGTATTTGAAGTAGATTCATGAAAATTAGCTCCAGGATTATTTCTTACTTTCATTGTAAAAGCTACATCTGGGTTAACACTTGTTGATCCATTAAACGAAACATCAGGAATAACTTGTTTTAAGAATACAAATTTATCTCCATCACCTATATCAATAGCCGATGATTCAATAAACGAAGTCATAGCTGATCCATCGTCATCAAACCCTGTTTCATGGTTATAGAGGTATTGTCCTCCTGTAGCTTGTGGCAGTCCTCTTATACCTCTATCGAGCCATGCTTGTCTTGCTAATGTTCCATAATACCAAATTTTTTCTAAATAATTATAAGCAACATATTTATCTATTTCTCTTCCTGCTGAAGAAGGATAAAACCATAAAATCTCACTAAATTCTGAATTTAGTCCTACATGAACTTTATCTCGTTCCTCTAAATTAAAGTCTAAAAATACTTTATCTTTTACTGTACAAGGTAACTGAACTGTTTGTCCACCAGCGTATGCATAAAACGTATCAACACCCATCCAAAAAACTGCGTCTTCAACAGCTATAGCAGAAAACGGACTCATAATAGTTATATTTTTAGATAGTTCTTGTAAGCCAAAAGTAAATGGTGGACCTATAAACTTCATGGCGTGTAGCGTCTTATTTGTAAATACTAATATCTGTTGTTTTGTTTCTACAGCCTGTACAAAAGTAGATCCACCACCTAGTCTTAAATCCCCTGCCGTATTTGTAGCAGTAGGAAAAAAATCAACTGGATTTTCTTGTGAAGAAAAACGTATTAATAAAGGATCTTGAACACCATCTCCTCGAAGCGTCGTAGGAGTAGCTCCTAATCCATCACATCCAAAACAAATTACATGTCGATCTTGGTCAGAAACAAGAACTTGTTTAGCTATTTGAGGAACACTTGTTTCATTATTAAATGTAGAAGTATCACTAAGTTCTCTTGCTCTATTACCTAAACCATTTGTTTTATCCCAATAAAATATACCACCATCTCTTGCATTTATAATTAAATCTTCACCAAAATTATCATGTGACCATAATCTAATTTGTGCTCCAGGAACTGTAACACTTGCTGCATCACCCCAACCAACAAAGTCATTTTTAGAATCTGCATTTCCTGCAGTGCCATCAGTTGAATTTCCTACAAGAAAAACAGCAACGCCATTTGAATGAGCGACTGCATCAGTTACTGCATTTCCTCCTCCATGACTTGCAGTATTTACATTAGTACTTGCTCCACTTCCAGCGTAAGCTCTTACTACTGTTAAATTATTAGTTGCGACATTAGTAACTAACATTAATTCATCATCTATTAATATAATATCATTTGCTACTATTTGATGCGTTGGATTAGAATTTGCTACAGCTACTGTTGTTGTAGAATTATTAATAGCTCCATCTAAAGTTGTATTTACTGCACCATCTGTTGTACCATTCCATTGACCTGCACCCCAACCAGTTCCACCAACTGTATTATCAAGTCCTACGTTTATTTGAAAATCTAAACTAACACTACCTGAAGTTTTAAAATTGTCATCCGTAACTACAGAAGTAGCATTAGATCCAACATCTATTTTAAAAGAATTAGAATTAATAATTTCTATTATTTGATGTTCTGCATTCATTGTATCTGCACTAATACCAGCAGTAGTTTCAGCGTTAGATATTGTAACAAAATCGTTTAAGTTTGCTCCATGAACATCAGAATTTACTATTACTTGGGATTCTGTTCCAGAAGTTGTGTTCGTTGTAAAAGTTACCCCAGATGTAACTTGAGTACCTCTTAAAGGAGTTATATCATTAAACGCTTGTCCTTCTTCTATATAATATTTTAAATGTGTACCAATACCCATAAAATCAGAACCATCAAGTGCTACCCAATTATGTAATCTTCTTGCACTACCTAAATATGTGTTCGGACTATACTTTTCCCAACCACCAAATTTTTCTGGAAAACCAAATCTAAAACGTACTTTATCACCATCAACGAAACCACCTTCGTTACTATATGATGTAATATCAGAAACAACTCCTGGTTTGAATTTTATAGCTTTCATTGGCATTATGCTGTACCTCCAGTTTTAGTTCCACTACCACTTTCTGTTACATTACTAACACCTTGTATTGATTTACCAGCACTACCCCCAGCAACACCACTTGCACCAGCCGTTGGAGCTGATGATGGATAACTTATCGTTGTTCCTGTGCCATCACCACCACCATTTCCATTTGTTCCATCTGTGCCAAAAGCTCCTCCAGCACCTCCATCACCACCAGCACCTGCATTAGTACCACCAGAACTACCACTTGAACCAGATCCAGCAGATTGATTATATCCTTGACCTACGCCACCTGCACCAGCAGTTCCACCAGTGGTTGGCTCATTTACAGCCATACTTATTTGAGAAGTCATTGTATTATAAAAAAAGGCACCTGTTGGTGAAGAAGAACCATATGGACCAACCGTATAATTACACCAATAATATGTTGTATTTGCAGCTAAGTTTGCAGTAGTTGACCATGATAAGCCACTACCATAAAGATTTCCACCTTGTCCTTGGCTTGCAGTGTTTTCTGCTGTACTAATATCTACTCTTGGTTGACCACGATGACCTGTTTGACCATCTTCTGGAAAGGGGTCATTTATAGAAGCTGATATACTATAAGTTGCGTTTTTAGTTACTTGAAAGCTATACCAGACAGGTCCTTTATCAGATATTTGAGATGTAAGAGCATTACCAGAAGTATTTAAACCAAATTGACCAGAGCCTATTCCTGTCCAAAATCTATCTGCAAAATAAGTATCAACAGTATATGAAACAAAACTAGGTTTATTACCTGTTTTATCTGTTACGCTAAAAGCTGTTGCTGTTGAGGAAAGACTTCCTGCACCACCTGCACCACCGTTACCTCCACCTCCTCCACCAGATTTAATTGTTCCGTTATTAACTAAAGTAACAGCGACACTACCATCTACTTGTAATGCGTTTCCACCAGTTCCACCATTTGCTGCACCACCTGCACCCTCGATACTACCCTCGTTTGTAACAGTTATTGAACCAACACCATTAGTTTCTATTGTTAAAGCAGCATTAGATGGGTTAGTTGAACCAATAGTATGTCCTGAACCTATTACAAGTTGTTTTGGATAATCTACTTCAAAGTCATCACCAAAAATAGTATCTGCACTTTGATTTGTATCTCCATCACTAAATGTTTTTTTAAAAGCTCTTTCTTTACTATAAAAATCATTCAATGAAATTGTTCCAGAAGTAGGTACACCAGCCGACATATTTGTTGAAGAATTATTACTAGCATTAGCACGAACTAATGAACCTCCAAGATAAAATTCATTCAATCCTCTGCTTGGTAGATTAGATCCAGGATTATACTGTTCTTCAATATCTTGAAGAGATATAGTTCCAGATGCTTGTAATGCTGCCATTATAAACTTGTTCCAAACGCTGTTACATTATTAGCTGATGTTACTGCACCATTAGATCCTAATTTAAATACGGTTGTTCCGTTATACTTAAATAATAATTCATTATCACCAGTATCTAATGATATTGCCCATTTACTAGATCCAAATAATATTGCGTTGCCATTTGTATCTAAATCACCTCCGAGTTGAGGAGTTGTATCTGCTACTAAATCTGTTGGTATTGAGCTAACATTAGAATTTGAACCAGTTCCATCTGCAAAAACTATAGCAGAAGTTCCCGTAACAATGGAAACAGTAGTTCCACTTCCATCTGATGCATCTGCGTTTGCTGGACCTTGTCTAACTTTAGCCGTTTGTCCAGTAGAATTTTTTATAAAAAACCATTTTTGTTGATCGTTAGGATCTAAATGTAAATTAAAAGCACCACTAGGAGAACCTGTTAAAAGTAATATTTTATATTGTCCATTAGATAAAGAACCATCACTTGTTGTAACTAATGTATTTCCAGTTATACTTAAACTAACGACTCCGTTTAAAGCTCTATCTATTATATCGAAATTATTATTAGTCGTGTTACCCCAAGTACCTGATTGTTCACCAGAACCTATTTTTTCTATACCAGTATTTGATGTATATGAACTCGCCATTTTTTACCTCACTGTATTTCTGTCCAAGTTTCTGTACCAGATGGTGTTATTTCAGTATATGTCTCTGTACCAGATGGTGTTATTTCAGTATATGTCTCTATATTTGCATTCGTCACTACTTCTTCAAATAGTATATCTCCAGTTGCTGTTTTTGTAAAACTGAATTGTTGAGAAGATGTTCCATTAAATTTGTGATTACCCTGTGTTGTTTGTGTAAAGTTTGCATCTATACTTGCTGTTCCTAAATTTATTAATTTAATATTTTCTGTTGTTTGTGTAAAATTACTTGTAAGATCTATATTCCCACTTAATGTAGTTGCAAGTTCTGTAGTTTGTATAAAATTACTACTTAAATTAACTGTACCAACTAATGTTCCTACACCTACATTAACTGCAACACCTACGCCACTCATTTCTGCTGTTGCTGCTTGTACTACACCACCTACATCAGCAATGGCTGCATCAGCAATAGCTGAGTGACCTAACATTAATCAGCTTCCTCTATTTTGAGACTACCGTCATCTATTTTAGCTTGAATATCACTTGGTAGATTATTTTTGTTATCTCTTAACCACTCTTGAAACTCTGGATGTTTGTCAGTAGCATGAAGTCTTATCTTGTCATCATCATCAACTTTTCCATACATTTGTGTTCCATTTTCCAATTTATAATCTACTTTATATGTTTTCATCAATATCTCCTATAAATCTGCACTAAATGCTATAAATCCATCATCATTTTCCGACCTCATAAAAGCACCATCACCTGATGTTTTTCCTGCACCACTTGAAGTTAAATTAACTAATGCTTTTTCAGTGGTAAAACCAGTTGCTGTTGGACCAGTCGTACCATTGCTATCACTAACAACTCTAATTGAATAATGACTAGGTGTTCCACTTTGTTCAATAGCTGTTGGTGGAGCTCTCATAGGTACTGGAAATACAAATATAAAAGCACCTACTTGAGAACCATCCATGTTCCCATAACAAGGATATGCTTCATTAACTCCTAGACCACCTACAGCTTCATCAGGTGTTCGATAATAATAGCGATAGCAAAGCTGTTTTTCTTCTCCTAATGACCTATGCTCAAATGGTGTAGCTTGTGAGCCTACTTCTAGTTGTATTCCTGTAATTTCAAATTTTGCTTCATCAGTTGCAAGTATATTTTGTGCATAATCTCCGACTTGAACACTACTGTCAAAAGCTGCCCATGTTTCATTTGTTGCAGTTGCAGTATAGTTTGTTCCATAGTACAAAGTAAAAAACATTAATAAACCTGAACCATTATCGTTATTAAATACTAGATTTGAGTTTCCAGATATTGTATGTGTTACTTTTTTCCATGTATCTGCTGTCACTGTATAGTTAAAAGTATAAGCATAATTAGCGTCACTATTGCGAAGCAAAACTGTGTAAGTTCCACTAACAGTTGCTAAAACCCAAAAGGAAAGTGTTATGTTTGAAGATGAACTTGTATAATTCCAACCAGATTTTGCCATATCTTGTGATTCTATTGTAGTTGCTATTTCAGCATAATCAGAAGCTGTATTTGGTGTGGCTGGGTCAGTAATATGTATTTGATATGAACTTCTAAGTCCAAAACTATAAGGTGTGTCAGAAGTTGATAAAGTGTGTTGAGAAGAGGTTATATCAGGTCCTGATTTATTAGTTTTAAATCTGTCGCATACGACAAACCCAGTGCTAGTAGATGATGTACCCCTTTGTGCTACTTGCATGCTTCCATTGATGACAAGGTTTCTTCTGCCACTAACTTTACTATTGGTTATGACTTCACCCATCTTTGCTAATTCTGCTGCTTTGGTCATTACTTGCTCTCCAATGCTGTAATTCTAGCTTCTATATCTTCAGGTATAAACTGTCTATATCCATATTCAACTGCAACTAAAACTGCTTTACTATCTTTAAATGTTATAGCTT